TGCTGGGCCTTGGACAGGTAATATAGTAGCTCTTCCAAATAACAGAGTAAGAGTTACAAATCCTGCTCTTTGGGAGTGTGGAGAGGGAGCACCAGACTTTAGACCTAGCCAATGGACTCATAGTGCAGAGTGTGACGATAGTTACATGGATGCTTCAATTACATTTGATAATTTGTACGCGGAGAATAATGATGATGAGAACTAAAATGAACACCAAAGGCGGTATGAAAGGTGGGGGCATGATGAAAACCAAAGGCTATTCCAGAGGCGGTAGTCTTAAACAAGCTACTGATGACCAAGTAGGGCTACAAAAATTACCAAAAACTGTTCGTAACAAGATGGGCTATATGAAGGCTGGCGGTATGACCACTAAAGGTGGCATGAAGGGTGGCGGCATGATGAAAACCAAAGGCTACTCTAAAGGCGGTGCAATGAACACCAAAGGGTCTGCAAAAGGTGGTAAAGTGCGCGGTGCAGGTATTGAGAAGAAAGGACTACGTGCTGCTAAAATGGTTACGATGAAAAGGGCTTAAAATGCGTAGATATTACAAAAGCGGAGGTAAGATTTGCCCAAAAGGTAAAGCTTGGGCAAAGCGCACGTTTGATACGTACCCTTCTGCTTACGCTAATATGGCAGCCAGTAAGTACTGTAAAGATCCTAATTACGCCAAAGGTGCAAAAAAAGGTAAGAAGTAATGGGTGAACTGAAAAAATGGCGAGATCAGGATTGGGTGCGTATAGGCACTGATGGCAAAATAAAAGGGCCATGTGGAACTTCTAAAGATAAAAAGAACCCTGACCGTTGTTTACCTAGAAGTAAAGCTCAAAGTCTTTCACAAGGACAAAGAGCAAGCACCGCTAAGAAAAAGAAAAAGGAGGGGGGTCAAGGTAAAACTGTAGTAAAAAATACCCCCGATGCTGAAGTAAAATTACGTAGTGGAGGTCTTGCTAGAAGACGAAGACACCATAAAGGTTGCGGGGCAGTAATGGATGACCGCAGGAAAAAAACACTATATGTGTAGGAGAAAATAATGGCAGTACCATTAATACCATTAGGCATAGCAGCAGCAAGAGCAGCAGCCCCGGCTGTAGGAAGATTAGTAGGTAAAGGGCTTGCAAAACTTGGTAAAAATAAAAAAACTTTAACTAAAAAAGAAAAAGCTGAAGGCCCACTTGCGGATGTAAAACCAAGAAAGAAGAGAAAGCCCAGTAAGAAAGCAATGGCAGCAAGACGTGAGGCTAATAGAAAAGCGCAAACTAGACGAGGGGCTAGGCGTGTTGCCTCTGGTGTTGGTAGCACGGCAGCACTTGGTGGGGCAGAAGCACTTCTAACAAAGAAAGAAGAAGCTAAAAAAGTAGATAAACCTAAAGTTGATAAGCCTAAAGCTAGTAGACCAAAGCCCAAAACTGAGGGTAAAACTTTTAAAAAACCTACAGTTAAAACAAAAACCGAACAGCAACGCGCAGAGGATGCTAGTCGAAAGAAAGTCCCTGTTACAAGGGTATCAGATGCTAAAGCTACGAAACGGTTTGTGGATAAGGACAAAGCGAGAAAGTTAAAGACACCTCTTCAACCACCTTCTTCTTCTAAACAAAAAAGAATAGACGCAAGAAAAGAAAATATGGACGCAGCTAAAAAGCAAAGCCGTAAAGCAGACGTGCCTATGCCTACAACTGTTGCTGCAGGTCAAAAACGTGCAGAAGCTAGAGGAGAAAATAGACTCGCTGGTACGTTTAAAAGAGCAGAGCAAGATAAAGCTGCTCCGGGCAAAGATGCTAAATCGACTGCCACTGCAGTAGGCAATAAAACTACGAAGTTTGTTGATAAAGCTGCTGTTACTAGAGAAGATTTAGAGGCTTGGAAAAAACGAACTGGTAATGAAGACCTAGGTTATAAAGAATCTTTGCGAGGGTTACTCAACGAAGCACGAGGGCTGAAGCGTAGAGGAGCTAAAGCTGGAGGCACAATTAAAAAACAAGGGTTTAAACAAGGCGGTAAAGTTCGTGGAGCAGGTATAGCCACTAGAGGTGTACGTCCTACTAAAATGGTTAAAATGAAGGGGTCATAATGAGCAAACTTGAAGTCTTTCAGAATGGGGTGTTTTCTGGTACAGGAGAACCTGTATTCCAAATAGGTACTAAAAAAGAAGATGGTACTTATGATATATCTGTTTATGCGCTTATGAGTAAGGAGCAAGCAGAGACTAAGTTAAGTGAGTTACAACCTGCTCCTGCTAAACCTACCAAACCAAAAGCAGAAGCAAAAAAAGTACGGGAGATAAGAACTCCCTCCAGAACTGATTTTGCTCAAATGACTAAGCTTGAGTTAGAAGAGGAAATGCGAGGGTATGGGCTTGAATTAGATCGTAGAAAAACTAAATCTGCCCTTGTTAAAGAGTCTCTAGCTTTTTTAAACGGTAAATAACTATGGCAACGTCAGGTACTACTGCATTTGATATGGACTTCACTGAAATCGCTGAAGAAGCGTGGGAACGTGCTGGGCGAGAAATGCGTTCTGGTTATGATCTACGGACTGCTCGTAGGTCTATGAACCTGATGACTATAGAGTGGCAGAATCGTGGGATAAATTTATGGACTATAGAAGAGGGTAGTGTAACGCTGACTAAAAGTACTTCTCAGTATACGTTACCTGCTGACACTGTAGATCTTATAGAACAAGTAATAAGAACTAATTCAGGTAATACCACTACGCAATCAGATATAACACTTAATCGTATAGGGGTAAGTACTTTTGCTTCTATACCGAATAAGTTAACGGAAGGCAGACCTATTCAAATGTGGATAGATAGGCAGAGAGATGCACCTGTATTGAACTTGTGGCCTGTGCCTGACAAGAATGACACTTATACCATTAGATATTGGCGTATAAGGCGTATCCAAGATGCTGGTAGTGGAGCGCAAACGGCAGACATGAACTTTAGGTTCTTACCTTGTTTGGTAGCAGGATTAGCCTACAATATTGCGTTAAAAGTGCCTGAGTTGATGGATAGAGTGCCCATGCTAAAACAAGTGTACGACGAAGCGTTTGCACTTGCGGCTGCAGAGGACAGGGAGAAAACTTCTGATTACTATATACCGCGCATTGGAGTTATATAGTGGCTAGGTACGCATCTGCAAAAATAGCAATAGCAGAGTGTGATATATGCGGATTTCGGTTTAAATTAAAGGAACTAAAGAATTTAATACAGAAAGGGCGTGATACAAACATAAAAGCATGCCCTGAGTGTTGGAACCCAGACCAACCACAACTTAGATTGGGAGAGTTTCCAGTAAATGATCCACAAGCTATCAAAGATCCAAGACCTGATTTTGCTGGGTATGAGAGCAGTAGAAAGATACAATGGGGTTGGAATCCTGTAGGGAATGGAAATAATCCATTTGGTCTAACAGACAATGATTTGGTCGGAACCGCAAGTGTGGGTTCTGTAACAGTAACAACAACGTAAATGAGGTGTTTATGTTATTCGAGCAGCCAAAAACAAAGAAAAAGAAGAAAGGAAAAAACGCTAACAACCGTCAAGTAAAAATACGCGGCACCGGGGCTGCTACAAAGGGTATCTATGCAAGAGGCCCAATGGCGTAAGCTATGAACTACACGGAGCTAAAGGCTAATATTCAGGACATTTGTGAAACTACTTTTACAGATGACCAGTTAAAACTGTTTACCCAACAGGCAGAACAGAAGATATACAACACTGTTCAATTCCCTGCCCTGCGTAAAAACCAAACAGGTGTGCTTACCAGTGGCGTAAAATATCTTGCGGTTCCTAGTGACTTTTTGTACTCCTATTCTCTTGCAATAATTAGCTCAAGTGAATATATCTATCTGTTAAACAAGGACGTTAATTTTATACGAGAAGCATACCCCAATGCCTCTACGACAGGTATACCCAAGCATTATGCTTATTTCACGGATACGGTGTTTATTATTGGGCCAACTCCTAACGCTTCTTTTGATGTAGAGCTTCACTATGGGTACTACCCAGAGTCCATCGTTACAGCAAGCACCACTTGGTTGGGTGATGACTTTGACAGTGCATTGTTAAATGGGGCGTTGGTAGAAGCTATTCGATTTATGAAAGGAGAAGCTGATTTAATAGCTCTGTATCAAAAAATGTATTTAGAGGCTATTACGTTACTGGGTGCATTAGGAGATAATAAATTAAGAGAAGACTCTTATCGTTCTGGACAATACAGGATGCAAATAAACTAATATGTTTGATATTGAAGTCAAAGCAGCCGTGGGATCTTTCGATGTGCAAACCACTGAAGGTAGGGGGCACACTGTAGAAGAGTTAGCAAATAATGCAGTGGCAAAAATAATAAGTATATCCGAAACAGCAGATCCTGTGATAAAACAACAGGCAGAGGCGTTTAGAGAAAGAATGTTCTACGTCATTGTTCATACTTTAGAACAAGCAGTAAAAAGCGATAGAACTACCCTTTATAATCTGTTTAAACAACAGGGCCATGATGACGTGGCTGAATTACTGAGGAGGCTGTAATGGCAATATCCCAAGCACTATGTACATCTTTTAAGCAGGAGTTATTGCAAGGGGTACATAATTTTACCAGTGGTTCTGGTGGGGGCACTACAACGTCCACTGGTTCAGGTAACACGTTTAAAATAGCTCTATTTACTAGCAGTGCTAGTCTTGGAGCAGGTACTACTGCTTATGCCGACAGTAATCAAGCTTCTGGCACTGGGTATACAGCAGGTGGAAACACGTTGACAAATGTTACACCTACAACTTCTAGCACCACCGCATTAACAGATTTTGCAGATACTACATGGTCTAGCTCGTCAGTCACTGCTAGGGGAGCTTTGATTTACAACAGTTCTACCACAGCAGGGTCTGCAAACAGAGCAGTTGCAGTATTGGATTTTGGATCAGACAAAAGTTCAAGTAGTGGAGATTTTACTATTACGTTTCCTACTGCTGATGCAAGTAGTGCGATAATCAGGATCGCTTAATGACTGATGTAAACATTGCATTTTCGGGTTATAACAGTATAACCCAAGGATATAATGAAGGAGGTTACAACCAAGACGTTGCTTTTACTGGATTAGCCAGTGCTTTAGGTAGTATTACTACTACTGGCGATACAGGCGTAACTGTAACAGGTGTTTCTGCCAGTGCTACTGTAGGAAATACATCAGAAGCTGCGGGAGGAGGAATATCTATAGGAGTTACAGGTTTAGTAGGCACTTCTGCTTTATCAGAAGTTCTAGTATGGGGTATAGTACCTACAGATCAAACTCCTAATTGGCAGGATATATCTACTTCACAAACACCAAATTGGACAGAGATAGCGGCATAAATTATGGCTTCTACATATGTAAATAATTTAAGAGTAGCAGAACCCGCAGATGGAGATAGTGGTTGGGGAACAAGCACTAATACTTCGCTTGAGTTAATTGGTGAAGCTCTTGGTATTGGCGAAGAAGGCATTACAACCAATGCCGATACGCATACTTCTACTATAGCTGATGGGGCTACTGACCCCGCACGAGCACTCCATCTAAAATATACAGGCACTTTAGATTCGACCTGTACGATTACGATTGCCCCAAACACATTAAAGCGGGTTCAAATCATTGAAAACGCCACCAGTGGCAGTCAATCAATTATTATAAAACAAGGCTCTGGCGCGACCATTACGATAACTAATGGCACAAAACGTATTGTGTATTTGGACGGGGCAGGATCTGGCGCAGCCGTAGTCGATGTCACCGCTGCCGCTTTTGGATCGCAAGCATTCTATGTGCCATCAGGCTCGACAGGCAACAGACCCACAGGTGTTGCAGGAGCTTTTCGTTATAACAGTACAACAGGAGCTTTTGAAGGATATACAGATTCTTGGGGCGATATTGGTGGTTCGGGTGCAACCAGTGTATCGCTTACGGAAGCAACAGGAGATGGCAGTACCACGGCATTTACGCTGTCAACCGCACCGGGGTCAGAGAACAATACCCAAGTATTTATTGATGGTGTCTACCAAGAAAAAGGCACCTACGCTGTTTCTGGAACGACGTTAACTTTCAGCACGGCTCCTCCTAATGGCAGCAGTGTGGAGGTAACAGGGTTTTCAGAGTCTTCCGTGGGAACGCCCGGTGATGGCACAGTCACCACCGCTAAACTAGCAGATGACGCAGTTACCGCTGCGAAACTTGCTTCAAGTGCGGTTGTTACGGCTTCTATCGTTGATGACGCAGTTACCGCTGCAAAACTAGCCTCCAG